CTTGTAGCCTAGAAGCCGCAACACCAGCATCAAAGTCATTACTGGTGATGTTGTTCGACACATCATTAACAATTTGCTTTGCAGTCTCAACTCCAATCTCTGCTAGCTCTGTATCTGTCTTATTATGCAACGCCTTTGCTTCTTCAGAATAATAAAGAGCAAACTCATCTATGCCCTGCTCCGCAGAAACCTCAAAATTATCTAAGGCAGTGCTTACCAAGTCTTGCGATATGTTATCTTCTATGTCCTTGAAATACTTTGGTATTGTTGTAAACTCAGCAATGGTTCTTTGATTCGCATCAAGGGTGCCAAAATCTATAATTACTTCAGATCCAGTGTCGTCAACACCTGTGTAAACATCGCCGTTTCTTGCTGCTTGTTTAATTATATCTTGATCTTCAAACGACACATCTAATGTTTGTAAACCACTTGTGACTGTTTCTGCTGCATTATCTCTTATTTCGCCTTTTCTTGTTTTCGCAAAACCTCTCAAAGCTCTTACTAACTTAAATCCTAGCGTGTCAGAAAGTATATCTTTCTCAATTTGTTTTAGATCATTAGATGTTTGCGCTGCGATTATCCTTGTTTGATAATCTTGATAAGCAATAGAGGAAGCAACACCTTGAGGGGTAAATTTGAGTCTCAATCCATTTGTGTTTGCATCTTGAAAAGTGTCATCTATCACGCGCTGAAGGCGAACTTTCTCTGGATGCCCTTCTGCATACAGTGACATTTGATTCATTGATGTTTCAATGTTTGCTTCAGCAGCGTTAGTACGTGCCAGATTTCCTCGACCAAAAGCCTGATTTGCTCCGCTGCTGCGTTGCCCACGGGTGCTGTTGATAACAGCCGTTTCAACCAAACGCCTACGACGCTTATCAAAGTTTTTGTTTTCTAAATTTTTGATAAGTTGTGTGCGGAATAAATCAAAATTATTATTGAATGTTTTAGTGTCTGTATCGGTGTTGTTTGACAAAAATTCACTTGTTGCAATAACAGCTGCGTCAGCCTCCTGTGCGAGGATGCGACGATCTTCGGCATCTCGCTCTGCCATCTGAAAATCAAACTCAATTTTTTTCTGTCTTCTAGCAAATTCAATCTCGTTAAGTTGACGAGTTTTTTCTTGCCTCATCTGACCTTCTTGAATCCGTTGCTCACCTTCAGCAAAAGCTGTTCCAGCGCGACCAATTTGTTCGCCAGTCTGGATTAAAGCGCGTGCAGGTGCCTGCAAATCACTTACAGGAAGCCTGGAAGAAAGGCCGCCTGCTGGCAAACCGACTGTTGGCCCTACACCTTTTCCATACAAAGGGATTCTTGGCATTTACCCTAACTCCCTTTCATACCTAGATTGCTCTATCTCTAGCATCCTATTTTGGAACTCAACTTGACTATCAAATGCAGCCTGACGTTGACCGAGTAATGTTTGGTTTTGGTTGTATTGCGCCATTGCTGACCCGCCTCCAATAAGACTTGAAATAGCAGACAATCTCAAACCTGCGGCCCTTGCCTTGCCACTGACCCTAGCTATAGCTGCATTTGTCAAGGAATTTGCCTCTTCTATGCTCCCAGCATATTGTATTCTTTGAGCATCAATTTCTGTATTCAAATATGTGTCTTTCATTGCCTCAAGAGGACTGCCTGACATTTGGATTCCGCTAGCCGCAGTGACAACAGTTTGTGTACCTTTCAATCTTTCTGAAGCCTGACGCAAAGACGCTTCTTGCTGTCTTGTTGCCCTTTGTTTTATTAAAAGGTTGTTTTCTTCTTGTTTTGCCTGAAACTCACCGAATTGTTCGGCTTGTTTTGCAAGCGCCCTGTTACCTTTGAAGCCAAATATAGACTGGGCAACACTTGCGGCGGCCTGTGCTTCTGCGCTCATACTACCCTCGCCATTCTAATATAGTCCTCACCACGCACACCATATTTACGCATGATCCCCTCATGCTCTAGGCCAAGCCATTCAGCAAATCTTATAGCTGGATGATCTTTGACATGAACGCTTGCCTGCATCCTGCGCAGTTTGTGTTCTTCAAATATAGTATCAACCACACCTTTTGTATAACGCGCAAATGGCGCAGCCCTGCGCTTTGCCTCTGGAGACACCAAAACCCAAAGCTCACCAACCCCAAACCACATAACGTGCGCACCACCAACAGCAAGTATCTCCTCACCATCTACCAAAGTATAACCCACAATATTATCGTGGTTACATAGCCCTACCCTTGATTCAGGGGTGAACTCATAGCCCAACTCAATGCTGTGAACATCACTCTCTTGAAACTGTCGCACGTTAAGCATCAAATGTATTTGACCTCCTCATCACTGCTAAGACGGTCATGGGCAACGGCTGAGACTGCCTGATAAATACCCTTGCATCATTATCATAGCCAGATGGGAAAGATATTTCTTTGTCGCCATCAAACATCGGAATAGCTGTGTCCATCGACATAGAACTATCACGAAACGGCAAACGATCAAGATTGCTTTCATCTGGGCCAATCTCTGCGCCTACTGTATCTATGAACCGCACTGTTGTGCCGTGAATACGCTTTATCTTGCCCTGAGATACTCCGTCATTGGCTCCACCTTCCATCCGCAGGGTTTGTACCTTGGAGTCGAAAGAGTAGCCTACATGCACCGTAGAGGCGCTACGATCCAGTGTTATGGCACCACCTGAGACAGTTTTGTCTGCGTGCGCCGATCCATCTGCAAGAATTTGCACCGTCTCCCCCTCAAGATGGTTCAGCCCACTTATAGTGGTTGTTGCGCTACTATCATATGTCAGGCCAGAGTCTACAAAGAACGCATCTGATACATCAGTACCAAACTCAATCTTTTCCATGAACACAATGTGGCGTACAGTTGCGCTGTTGATTGTGCGTTTTACTGACAAGTAAACTTGGTCTTCTTCACCTGATGGTATCGCAGTAATGCTTTCGACCACACCACTGTTGCCAATCGGATGGCTATGCCACCCAACTGTTTGGTTCTGTGGGTCATAAGAAAGGCCAATCAAAACACCATCACTGCGCACAAACCATAAGATTAGCTCTGGTTCTTGCTGCCAAATCATATCAGTCAGGCCACCACGCGCTAGATGTTCTGCTAAAATGGTAAGATCCCGACCAACAAGGCCATCGGTATCTAAGTCAAAGGTAACCTCTTTGACTTTCTCTTGTCCTTTCTGGATCAGGATGGTGCTTGAGCCAGCGCGTATAGGGCGCACATTTGATGATCCAAAAGTAGTTTCTCGCAGCACGTTTACATTCGTTGGTGTTATAGGTTGTGTTCCCGTGCCACCCGACATCGTAAACTCTGCGCTTGATGTCAGGACTTGCAGAAAGCGTCCCTGTATCATGTGCTTGATGACGTTTACTTGGTCTGAAGCAATCGTCACGTTGATTGCATTGTCATCCACAGTACCAGGAGTGTGGTTCTCAAAGTCCGCCGTGACAGAGCCAAAGATTGTTTGTGGTTGAGCCGTGGTGCCAGCAAAAAACAAACGCTCTTCAAAAAAGGCAATGGCTCTTGGAAAGCCGTTACGAATACTAAACGCACCACGCGACCAGTTTGTTGTTCCTGCTGTTGCGTTTGCAGGAAGCACTAAGTCATTGATAACACTATTAACTGAGCTGTTTTGAACGATTGCAGTCGCTGTAGTTGCATTTGTAACAGCGGTAATTTTTACAAAGCCCGTGCCACTGTGTTGGTACTGCCAAGTGTGGTTGCCGTAAACTTCTGAGCCAGAAAGATGCACAGGTGCCTGTGCGCCAGTTGACTCATTAGTTCCTGCATCTGTTTTTTTGTAGACGTTGCCGTTGAAATGAATGATGTCATTTTGTGAATAATTATCGCTTGTAGACCACTCATCGTGAGATACTTCAATCACATCTCTAAATCTAAATATAGAGCCGACATCCTTAGACGCATCAAACAAATCTGCCGACGCAGTAAGTGTTACTGTGCCAGTGTTTGCGTTTGCTGTAATCGTTGTCGTTGTTGAGTTCTCATCTTCATAAGGGCCATCAATAAAGTCTATGTCAGCTAGCGTAAAGCTAGTTGTCGTAGTTCTTGTTAGCTTTGCTGGCTCATGGTCTTTGTGCGCCAAGAACAAAACATCTGCTGACTGCACATGATTTAGCTCAAACACCTCTGTTGCAGAGTATGTGGTTGTTACCTCAACAATCTTACCAGCAGTGCCGCCACTGCTGTATGCCGTAAACGCACTGCCATTGATTCCAGATAATTCAAAAGTATTTGTTGTTTGATTGGCTACTGTAAACTCTCTGTTATTCAGCTCAACCATACCAACAACACTAGAAATGAAAACTCTATCTCCGTTGCTGAATCCATGAGAGTTTGACGTAATGACAACGGGGTTGGCTGCTGTAGCACCCGTAATCGTTTTTGTTGCCTCAGTAAGTATTCCTTCGTCTTTGTAAAAACGTATGTAGTTTGCACCAAACTCAAGCACATATGCCTGCTCATCGCTAAACTCAAAGTTGATAAGACGCACCTTACCGCCATCTTTGGACTGTCCAGCAAACTTGGTGCCTGGACGACGGGTAACTCCCCCTTGAGGAAAGATAAGCATGTTCTCTAGTTTTTGTGCGCCAGAGGTGTATTTCTGTAAATCTATGCGCCCTTCCAAACGCGGAGAAAACTCCCCAGACTGAAAGTTTGTGATGATAGTTGAAACACGCGCCATCCTAGAACCTTATATTCACAAAATCATCAGCAATGATCTTATCAGGC